GCCATGTCTAACTTCCTCCAGAAGAAGAAGCACCACTAAACGGTGCGATCTGTGACAATGTTGTGTAAGCACCTATACCTTGTAAGAAAGGATTAGCCGAAGGTGTTGTTGCTTGCGTAAACGTAGATGGAATACTTGCACTTGGCATTCCTTGTAACAAGTTCTGACCTAATTGCAATCTTGTATAAGGCTCTTGAGCTGCTTGCATTTGGTTTTGTCTCTGTGCATCTAATTGAGATTGTTGTTGTTGCTGTCTCATTGCACCTAACTGACTTAATTGTGATACATCTGCTTGACCTTGTGCTTGTTGTAGCCTTCCAATGTCTGATGTTGTACCAGCTAATGTACCAAATTGTTGACCAATATTTCCTTGTCTGCCAGCAACTGTACTATATTGATTTCCTATGTTGCCTAATGTATTACCTAATTGACCTACACCAGTACCTAATGTTCCAGCAGTTTGGCCTAAAGAACCGTATCTAGCACCTAAATCTCCAGATGCTTGGCCAAGGCCAGCTTGTAACTTAGCGGCATTTTGTGAACCCGCTAATGCTTGTGAATAATTAGAGGAAAGAAGTTTAGCTAATGTATCTGACTTAACTTGTTGTAAGTTTTTGTCTGTTTCTGCTCTCTGCACACCCTCACGGCTACCACCAAAAGCACCAGCTTGTATAGCTTTAGCAGCATTGCCTTGTCTTTGAATGTCAGCTTGTCTGTCAAGTTGTGACATAGTTGAATCAATAACATTCTGTTGATACGGATTCATAAATTGAGATATACCCTGTGAAGGGTCAGCTAAGTTAGACGCTTGTTGTAAATAATCAGAACCAGCACCAATAGCTTGTCTGCCAGAAGCAAGATCGCCTAATCCACCTCTTGTTATACCTTCAGCACCAGTAACCATTGCGTCTGCACGACCAAGTGGATCAAGGCTAGATTGTAAAGTACCTAATCCAGCCATTAATGCTTGTTGTCCAGCTAATGATTGATCTCTTGCTCCTTCAATAAATGGTCTATAAGAACCAGACAATTGTTCGCCTAAATTAATTGCATCAGTACGCAATGGATCCATTCCAGCCATTTGGTAATCTGGTAATCCTAACGGAGAATCTAGTAATCCTGGCGTTGTTTGTGTATCACCATCAAATTCACCGAAGCCAGTTTGCAACATACGTTTTTGCAACCCTTCCAGAAAGGGAGGTAATCGTTGTATATTTTCATAGGTTTGAGTTGCCATTATGCCCTAGCCTCCAAATTATTCATCATATTATAGGCTTTTTTGATACCTTCTCTTTGGTTTCCGTCACCTAATCCTTTTACTGCATCTTTTGTCAAAACAAATTCACCTGCCATAAGCATAGCAGGAACGTCATCTTTACGTCCAGAACCTTCGCTTGGATCTATTCCACCATTTCTGCGAGGAAAACCCATTTCTCCTCCCATATTAGCATATGTTATACCACCCATTTTACCACCAGGGCCACCAAAACCAAATGGCCTTTGCTCATAAGCTGTTTTTTGATCTTCATCATCTTTATCCCCAGCAAGCAATTGAGCGATAAGACCAGCCGTTAATCCTTCACCCATATTAGTGTTTAATAGCTTAGAGAATATATTATCATCGTCAACACCTGCCGATTTTAACAATTGTCCACTGAATGTTTTAGCTGAAGGTTGAACTCCTGATGACCCTCCAGATCCTACAGTTCCTACAGATCCTCCAGATGTAGGAACTAATTGATTTCTTTCAATTTCTGCAGCAGAATACATTCCTTTGCCACCATTTTGTGTATTAACATCTGTTCCATTACCACTAAAACTATCAAATGCTGCACCAGTTACTCCAGATAATAAAGCATTTTTTAAAGCGTCTTTGTTGCTTCCTCCAGTAAGTTTACTGCTTAAAGCTCCTGTTATAGCTCTACCCACTAAAGGATTAGACATAAAAGAAGCTCCAGCAGTACCAGCCCCAAACATTGAACCAATACCTGCGCCAGCCGCAGGTCCTAAATAAGCACTTATAGCTATTGGTGCAATAGTTTTTATTAATTTTCCAAGATCAAAAAACTCTTGCTGTCCTGTCATTGGGTTTATGCTATTAGCTCCAGATCCAATCACTTGTCTTTGTGGGTCAAGACCTTGACTAACAAGAGCTTGATTTATACCCATATTTAATTGTGGATTTTCTTGCAAAAAAGAACGAGGTAAAACCATCTCGCCAGTTTGGGCGTGAACCATTTGGTTGTCACCAAATCTTCCTAAACCACCATCAGGTGAATAATTGTTCGTATTCATCATTTTTCTACAATACCTTAATTTTAATTACCAGTCTATACACTGCTACTAACTCTTTGTTGTATGAATTCTTGTATACTAGCCACAACATGAAGCCTATTTGCTGTTGCTGCTGTTACCTTTAATATCTCACCACCCTGCAACACTAAGTCTTTTGTTAACAACTCTATTGTTGTATTTGCCGCTACAGCTTTAACTTTAAATAAACTAAAAACAGCATCAGCAGTATTTGTAATTGTCACAGTTATTGTATCAGCACTACCAGTATCTTCTGAAACTAAAATAGAATTAACAACGGATACGTTAAAATCACCCCCACTAGGAGCTGTATATAACACAGTTGCATTTGTTGTTGTCAGATCAATTTTTGCGTTTGTTAATCCTTGAACGTATTGTGGAATAGTCGTAACTAACATTATCGTCTACCATCCTCTCTAACGTCAATACGAGGTGAACCTAGTTTCCACTTACATCCTATAGCATCTGATTCAATTCGTAAAGCAAAAGACCTACCCCTAACTCTTACATCTAATTTCTCAGTAAATGATTCTACGGGAGAAGTGCTTGTCCTAGTTGTTGTTAAAGAATCTGTATCTGTAAAGTTAGCCCCTGGAAAGTTACGAGCTTTTACAGTAAATGTAGCGTTTGGAGTGCTTAAATTAGTAGATCCATTAAAAGTTAAATCAGGTATTATTCTTTTTATAAAGGCAAACTTTTCGCCATCCCCTATATCAATAGGAGCAGATTCAATATAAGAAGACATAGCACTACCATCATCATCAAATCCTATTTCGTGATAATATAAATATCCTCCATTTGCTGCTATAGGGTTTGTTCTAAGACCTCTATCTATCCAAGCATCTCTGGACATATTCCCATAATACCATATTTTATCTTGATAATTGTATATTACATACCTGTCATTATCTATGCTCTCAGAGCTAGGGTAAAACCATATAATTTCATTAAAAGCTGTATTTACCGAACCATATATTTTTTCTAATTGTTCGGTATTTATATCTAAAAACACTTTGTCTTTTACAGTGCAAGGCATTTGTTGAGTTTGACCATTAGAATAAATATAAAAAGCATCTTGACCTATCCAAAACACAACGTCATCAACAGCAACTGCTGCTTTCGGACCCATAATGGTTATATTTTTAGATAATTCTTGCAAACCAAAAGTAAATGGAGGTCCTATAAATCTCATTGAGTGTAATGTTTTATCAGTAAATACAAGTATTTGTTGTTTTGTTTCTATAGCTTGTATGAATTGCGAACCTCCACCAAGTCTTAAATCACCTGCTGTATTTATAGCTGTTGGTGTCCAATCAAGCAAAGATTCTTGGTCAGAAAAACGTATTAATAATGGGTCTTGTATTGCTGTTCCTAATGTATTTGATCCAAAAGCAATAACATGTCTATCTTGGTCAGACACCATAATTTGTTTTGCAATGATAGGTACGTCACTCGCTCCAGTTATTGTACTTATTTCTACAGCTTTTGTTGTTAAACCATCTGTTTTATCCCAATAATAAATAGCACCATCTCTTGGATTAATTAGCAAATCTTCTCCAAAATTATCTTCTGTCCAAATTCTAAGCTCGCCTGTTGTTGTCACACCACCTGAAGAAGCATCGCCCCAACCAGAGAAATCATCACCACCATCTGCATTTCCAATAGCTAACCGAACAATTGTATTATCATCGTGAGCTACAGCAGTCGTTCCACCATGTCCTCTTGTTACGGTCATGGTATCGTCATCAGTCGTACTAGCAACGAGCATTAATTCTTCATCTACAAGTATAACATCATTAGCGGTATTCATTCCTGTTTCGTCATCAACATCAACAGCAGTTTCACTATTATCTAGTGCCTCGTTTAGTTGCGTTTGTAAGGCCGAAGTTGTAATACCTCCAAATAAACCCGCACCCCAACCAGTTCCACCAACGGCTGAATTTAACCCAGAATTTATTTGATAAACGCCATCAACACCAGATCCACCATTTCCTGTGTCTGAACTATTAGCGGCAACACTCACTATAATTGTATATGTATTACCATTAGGAACGGTAACAATTTGATGTTCTACATTTAATCTTGCTGCAGTAATCAAACCACCTAAAGAAGCCGCACCCGATATTGTAACAAAGTCTCCTTCAACTGCACCGTGAGCCGAGTCTGTTGCTGTTATAATCGCTGAACCATTAGTTGCAGCAAAAGTAATGCCATTAGTAGTTGTTGCTCTAATAGGGGTAATATCATTAAATGTACCACCTTCTTCTATATAATATTTAAATGTTGTTCCTAAACTTAAATAATTAGATCCATCTAACGCTATCCAATTATGTAAACTACGAACTGCACCTTGATAAATGTTTGCAGAATATTTTAACCATCCACCTATTTTTTCTGGAAAACCCAGTCTAAATCTTATTTTATCTCCATCAACGTAGCCACCTTCATTACTATAAGAAGTGACATCGCTAACTATTCCTGGCTTAAACTGTAATTTTTGTAAAGGCATTATGCTGTACTTCCTGCTACTGTTCCTGAATTACTTAGTGTAACATTACTTATACCATTAATATAGTTACCTGCCGCTCCACCCGATCCACCAATTAATTTAAGTGTTGGAGCTTCAGCAGGAAAAGTTATGCCACTTCCACCACCATCTGTACCATTTGACCCACTACTGCCAGAAGTTCCATAAGCTCCACCAGATCCTCCATTGCCACCATTACCAGCATTTGTTCCTCCAGAAGATCCAGAAGCTCCAGAACCAGCACCTACGCCATAACCAGCACCTACGCCACCATTTCCACCTGCTCCTGCAGCTGTAACAGAGTTGACAGTTAAAGAAATGCTAAAATTAAAATTATTGTAATATAAATTTGTTCCACCACCAATACCACTTAAATAACCAACTAAATAATAAGTTGTATCTGCAGCTAAATCAACTGGCGCTCCATTAGTATAAGTGCCACCACCTTGACCTTGACTAGCAGAAGAATTGCTTGTGCTAATATTAATTGTTGGAGTGCCATAACCAGAACCATAAGTAGAGGATAAACTAAGACTCATTGTATAAGTTGCTGCAGTTCCTAATTGAAATGAACAATAAAAAGGACCTCTATTTGCTAATGATCCCCTAAAACTAGTTGAGGTAGTATAAAAACCCCAAGATGTATTTACAGAACCTGATTGTTGAGCGTTTTGGTTTACACCGCCCCATTTTCTATCTGCAACAACCCCTTGACCATTTAAATCATTACTTCCACCATAACCTGGTGTTGTACCTGCATCAAACCAAGAAGGTGCATCGTTTGCGGGAGCGTTACCACCACCATAAGGAACTCCACCTTCATCCACAAAGCTACCGAGAACTGAATTTAAGGCAACCACTCCTTTACCACCATCCCCACCTTTACCTCCACCTCCTCCTCCAGAGGCTAATGTGCCAGTATTTGTTACAGTACATGCAGAACCTGCAAAAATAGCATCGCCACCAGCCCCGCCATTAGCCGAGCCACCATATCCTAGAATATTACCAGCATTTTCTATTGTTACAGAGCCACTAGCACCAGAAGGCACATTAATAGCATAAGCACTTGTGCTTGTAGCACCGACAGTAACGCCAGAATTAACCGTTATTATTTTAGGATAATCAACATCATAGTCATCGCCAAAAATAGTAGAAGCATTTTGATCTGTAGCATTAGAACTTATTGTAAATTTATAACCAATAGCTTTACTATAAA